CCCATACCCACGGGGATATATATACCCCGCGCGTGAAGGGTCCGACGCCGACCGAGATCAGCCGGGGCTTCGCAGCGTTCTGGGCGGCCTATCCGAAGCGGGTCGGCAAGGACGGGGCGGAAAAGTCGTTCGCCAAGGCGATGCGGCGCATCCAATCCGCCGAGCCTCTTGCCGTCATCCTCGCCGGACTGGAGCGGGCGCTGCCCGGCTGGGACGACCCGCAGTTCATCCCGAACCCCGCAACGTGGCTCAACCAGGGCCGCTGGGACGACGACGCACCGCAACCGAAGGCCCTAGGAGCCGCCCGAAATGACCGCCCTGACCGTTACGCCGCCAAGCAATCCAACTACGACGCCGCCCTCACCGGCTCTGAGTGGGCCTCTCAACTCGTGGCTGATCGGCGAACGTTCTGACGCGGTGGCCATCGACACCATCCGCAAGTCGGAAATCCTGACTACGGAGGCCCGGCAGGCGATGCCCGCGCTCCGGGAAGCGGCTCTCCGACCGGCGACGCACGACCAGATCAAGAGCATCATCGGCCAGCGCTTCGAGCTTTTCCCGCAGAGCCAACGCAGCGCCGACCAGTGGGCCGCGTGGTGGGCTGACTACTTCGACGCGCTGGACGGGCTGACCCCGTTCGCGGTTGAGGCGGGGATGGCGGCATGGGTCCGGTCGGCGGATGCGGAGTTCATGTGCAAGCCGGGCAAGCTGCGGGAGCTGGCCACGACGGTCCCGAACGATAACCGATGGGCCAAGGCTCACTACCGGGCGCAGAAGGCCACGGCTGAGCCTGTGAAGGCGGAAGAGCCGGTGCGGGTGTCTGGACCGAACCCGACGCGAGAGGAGATCGCGGAGGTCATGGCGTCGTTCAAGATGACGATGGAAGCCAAAGACCCGATCTTGAAGATGCGGAGCAGGTTTGAGCGTCCGTCGCCCTGCGCGCGTGTGGATAACACGGGTGTTTCGCCGGAAATGCGGGCGCTTTTACAGCAACGATACCGCTGATTGTGGTAGGCTGAAGCATGACCCTCGGTCTTCAACTGAGAACAGCCGGGTACGAAGCCGCTTGCGGCGTAGTGAACCAAAGAAACCCCGCATGAACCGCTTTGAAACCACAGACCTGCTCGCTGCGGTGATCTTCCGCCATCTGCCTAACGGGACTTCCCGCCTAGCCCAATCTTCCCACCGAACTGCAAGGGCAGCAGCAGTCAGCGTCATGGATGAACTTGAAAGGATTAGCAGGAGCAAATCATGATGGACCTCACGACGATTGATGGCCTGATCAAGTATCACCGCATGATGGAAGCGCGGGCAAGAACGACTTCCAGCATGATTATGCATTTCGACGCGGCGCAGACCCTTGAGCGCATCGCCAAGGCCGAAGTGAACCAAAACAAGGTGAACCCATGACCACGATGCTGGAGACCATGGCGAGGGCGACCTACGCCAAGTGGATCGAGGACGTTCGGGATTTGGAACCGTCATGGGACGACCTGCCCGACAGCCACCGCGACAGGTTGATCGACGCATCCCGCGCAGCCCTTCAGTCTATAAGGGAGCCGAGCGAGGCTGCGCGTGTCGCGGCAGCCGAGGCTGGTGACGACTATTATCTGGGCGACAAGATCACATGGGAAGAAATCCCGGTGATGTTCACCGCCATGATTGACGCTATCCTCGAAGGGAAAGCCTGATGGCCAAGCGAAAGAAGCCTACAGACCCGCAGGACATGGCCTCGGTTGCCGAGCGCCGGGAGCACAGAAAATGACGTTGCGTTGGTACGCGGCCCAAACCAATCCCCTGTGCGAGCGGCGCGCCGAGGCTGGCCTTCGTGAGCACGGCTTCACCGTGTTCCTGCCCGTCGAGACGAAGTGGAAGCGAAGCCGCTCCAAGGCGCGCGAACGGGTCAATACGCCCTTGTTCACGGGCTACATCTTCGTGGGCGTGGGGCCGTGGCAATCGCTCTATCAGGTCCGCCAGATCGACGGCATCCGGGGCCTGGTATGCGGCCACGACGGCGAGCCTATCGACATGACGTGGATGCCGGTCCAGTTGCCGAGCGGACGCTTCCTGCGGAACCCGGACGGTACGCTGGCCAAGGTCAGCTTCGTCTATGATCTGCAAGCCCGGCAAGCCGGTGGCGAGTTCGACCACACGCCCGCCCGCCGCTCTCTGTTCAGGAAGGGGGACAAGGCCCGCATCATGCTCGACGGACCCCTTAAGGACCAGATCGCGGAGGTTCTGGAGGCGAACGACGAAGGGCGGGTCAAGCTGCTGCTGTCAGCCAAGTTCGGATGGCGAACGACGCTCGACAGCGACCAGCTTGAGCACCCGGAAGAACTGCTGAAAGCCGCCTAATGGTGGCGTTCGCTTTTTACCCCTACTAGGTGTTGCGTTCTCGTTTTGTCCGTGTTAGCGTCCACGGGACGACCGGCGAACAATAGCAACAGCAACCCCTAGTGGGGCGTCCCGGCCAAAGACCAACCCGCGTTTTTCCGTGGCGAGGTCGGGTGCGGGAGCAATGGCGAGGCACCGTGCGGCTTAGTTACCTCTATGTGGTCGGGCCGCGAGGCGGTGATGTCGTCAAGATCGGGCGAGCGCAGGATGTGCGGTCCCGGCTCTGCGGCCTCCAGATTGGCCAGTGGCAGGAAATCGAAATCCTGGACACGGTGTCCCTGCCTTGGCGGGCCGTTAAGGCGGCAGAGGCGTTGACACATAAGCGGCTGGCCTCAGACAGGCTTCGCGGCGAGTGGTTCAAGGTGTCGCCCGAGCGGGCTGCGGGTGTGGCGCTTCACGCGGCCACGCAATGCACACTGGACCGAGGGATGCAGAACCGCTTCGACCTGTGCAACCACTTCTGCATGGCGAAGAGTCCGGCGCTGGCCATAGAGGCGCTGTCGGCATACCGAACGGCGATGCTGCGGGGCCAAACAGGGCAGATCAACCACGCCCTTCTCGACCACATCGGAATGGCCGCTTACGGCGTGTTCCGCCAGATCATCGAAGACGGCCCTGTGGTGCGGGACGGTCGCCAGTTCTACAGCGAGCTTCAGTCGGACTTCCGCCTGCTGGATACCGTGGAGCAAGGCTTCGTGAAGGCGCTCAACTTCCTGATCGACCGCCACAACGGTTTTGACGAAGACGACAGCATGGCGGACCTGATCGCCGCTGCGGCCTAGTTACCAGTTCCCAGAGCGGGACTTGAAGCCCACCGCTTACAGGTGGCCACCGGCGTCATGACCAGGTGAGACATTCCAGAATCTGCGAGGCGGTCGCCCTTCCGGTTTATCGGTGGGGAAGCTTGCAAGCCCATCGCCTCGCAGGCCCCCATCCACGCCCCCGCACACGCTGATCAAAGCCACGGCAAGCCCGTAGGCACTACTGCGCACAGAGGCGGTGAGGCGTGGATACCTACACGGAGAGACCGATGCGTTCGACCGACATACTCATTGCCCGCGAAGGCTTCTTGATCGGTGACGGCGGCGGCGGCTGCATCGAAGGCTTCGGCGGCATCCGCTAACCACGCCATCCCGTCTGTGTACTGAGCCAAGGCAACGGCCAGCACGGGAAGGCGAGACAATCACAGGAGGGCGCAATGCGTATCACCGTCCTCAAGCGTGGAGGCCTGTCGGTATTCGGCGGGACATACGACGCGCAGACCAACCGGGCCAAAACAGACACCGATCAGCAGCAGACTGTTGAGCTGGTGTTCCCCGAGACAATCACGGCGCTGGCCCTGACGGAGAACGGCATCGACGCCGGTTCAGTCACGATCAGCGGCACCAAGGCGACATTCACCATTTCAGGGTCCGGCTCCCTGGAGTGCATTGCGACGATGGGCAGCGAAAGGCCCAAGGTCACCATTCAAGCCGAGAGCGTCAGCCCCAGCGATTACGGCGGCTGATCTTTTATCGGAAAAATCAGACATGGCCCGAGGCGGTAAACGCGAAGGCGCTGGAAGGCCGAAAGGCGCGCTGAACAAGGTGACCGCCAGCGTCATGGAGGCGGCGCAGTCGTTCACCACGGACGCGCTCTCAACCCTCGCTGAGATCATGCGTAACCCTGAGCATCCGGCTGCGGCGCGGGTGTCAGCGGCCAACGCATTGCTCGACAGAGGTCATGGGAAGCCGACGCAGAGCGTGGAGTTGGACGGCTCGCTCGACATAGAGGCGCACATCAGCGAGATCAGGCGAACCGTTGTCGATCCTCTGCATCCAGACGCCTAGAGCGTTCCTCCCGCTTCTCAAGCCTGCACGATACAAGGGAGCCAAGGGCGGGCGGGGTTCTGGCAAGAGCCATTTCTTCGGAGAGCTTGCGGTCGAGGAGGCTGTGACCGGCCACGTTCGGTTTGCCTGCCTTCGTGAGACGCAGACCAGCATCAAGGACTCGGTCAAGCAGTTGGTCGAGGACAAGATCAGGAAGCTCGGCGTCGAGCATCTGTTCAGGATTACCGAGACGGAAATCCGGGGGCCGAACGACAGCCTGTTCATCTTCAAGGGCCTTCAGAACCACACGGCGGCGTCGATCAAGTCGCTGGAGGGGTTCAACAGGGCTTGGATTGAGGAAGCGCAGACGATCAGTCAGCGGTCGTTGGACATCGCTACGCCGACGTTCCGAACGCCCGGCGCGGAGATGTGGTTCTCATGGAACCCCAACCACGCCAACGACCCGGTCGAGCGGCTGTTCAGCGACAACCAGGGCGACCCGGACTTTGTCTGTGTCGAGGCCAACTACCGCGATAACCCGTGGTTCTGGGACACGGCGCTCGCCAAGGACATGGAGCGCGACAAGGCTCGCGACCCTGAGAAATACCAGCACGTCTGGGGTGGTGGATATCAGACCAGCTCAGAAGCCCGCGTCTTCCGTAACTGGAAGGTTGAGGCATTCGAGACAGCGCCCGGTTCGGAGTTCCGGTTCGGGGCCGATTGGGGTTTCTCGGTCGATCCTACCGTCCTGGTTCGCTGCTATCTGGATGGCCGAACGCTCTACGTCGATCAATGCGCTTGGGAAGTAGGCTGCGAGATCGACAAGACCCCGGCGCTGTTCGATCAGATCGAGGGTGCGAGGAAGTGGACCATCACGGCGGACAGCGCGAGGCCTGAGACGGTCTCGTATATGCGCCGACAGGGCTTCCGCATCGTCCCTGCGATCAAGGGGCCGGGTTCGATTGAGGACGGTATCGAGTTCCTCAAGTCGTTCGACATCGTTGTTCACCCGCGTTGTCAGCACGTCGCTGATGAGCTGACGCGGTTCTCGTTCAAGACCGACAGCCTGACGGGGGAAATCCTGCCGGTGCTGGAGGACAAGGACAACCACACGATTGACGCCCTGCGGTACGCGCTGGAGGCGTTGCGCCGCACCTGGAAGAAGACTGTCCCGCCGCCCGCTCCCGTTCGGGATAGGTGGGACCGCAGACGAGAGGAAGGCCCGGATTGGAAACTAGCCTGACTCCGAACAATGACGCCCGACTGACGCGCCTGATCGGCTATTTCGAGGAAGCCGAAGAGGCCACGCAGGACGCCCGCACCAAGTCCGAGCGCGACCGCGACTACTACGACGGCAAGCAATGGACGGCTGAGGAAATCCAGACGCTCAAGCAGCGTGGCCAGCCTGCTATCGCGTTCAACGTCATCAAGTCGCGTGTCGAGTTCCTGTTGGGGCTGGAAAAGCAGCAGCGCCGCGACCCCAAAGCCTACTACCGCAACCAGCCCGACCAGCCCGCCGCCGACGCCTTCACCGCTGGCCTTCGCTATGCTGCCGACTCCGCAGACTTTCCGGCCAAGCGTTCGCGGGCATGGAAGAATATGGTCGTCGAGGGCTACGGCGGTGTTGAGCTGTACGCCGAGCCGGACGCGCTCGACTATGCGCTGAAGATCAATGTCATCCCGTGGGACCGGATCGTCTATGATCCGCACTCGGCGCAAGAGGACTTCTCCGACGCCCGCTATGTCGGCCAGGTTCTCTGGATGGACCTTGAGGAAGCGGTCGAGAAGTACGGTGAGGAAAACCGTACCATCCTCGAAAACACGCTGAACGATGGCCGCAGGGTTGGCGAGACCTACGATGACCGGCCCAAGTGGCAGGTGTGGTCCGACACCAAGCGCAAGCGTATCCGGGTCGTGTCGCTCTGGCACAAGGAAGCGGGCCGCTGGAACTGGTGCGAGTTCACCAAGGGCGGCGAACTGAGCTACGGCGAAAGCCCCTACACGACGAAGGAGGGCGAGAGCCTTTGCCCGCTCATCCTTGAGAGCGCGCACATCGACCGCGAGAACAACCGTTACGGCGAGGTCCGCCATCTGGTTGACCCGCAGGATGAGGTCAACAAGCGCCGCTCCAAGGCCCTGCACCAATCGGTCAGCCGTGGTGTTATCGCGGAGGCTGGCGCGGTCGAGGACATCGCCAAGACCCGCAAGGAACTGGCCCGCCCGGACTTCTATGTCGAGGTCCAGCGCGACAGCCGTTTCGAGGTCGTGGACGGCATCCAGCTTGCCGCCGGTCAGGCCGCGCTGCTGAACGACGCCATGAGCTACATCGCTCAGGCTGGTCCGAACAGCGCCCTACTTGGCAAGGGAACCGAGGACCAGTCAGGCCGGGCTATCGAGGCTCAACAGGCTGGCGGCATGGTCGAAATGGGCGACCTTCTGGATGCGTTGCGCCGGTTCGACCAGCGTGTGTTCCAGATGCTCGCCAACATGATGCAGCAGTTCTGGACTGCGGAGAGGTGGATTCGTGTCACTGACGATGAGCTATCGCCGCAGGCTGTTGGCCTCAACGTCGCGGAAGTCGATGAGTTTGGCTATCCGGTCGGGCAACAGAATGCCGTTGCAGAAATGGACGTGGACGTAATCATTGCCGACGCTGAGAACGTGATCGCCATGCAGGGCGAGACGTACCAGGCGTTCATGCAATCGCTTCCGGCGCTGGCCCAGATGCCGCCCGCCTTCGCCCAGATCGCGGTCAGGGTGAACCCGGCGCTCAAGGCGGCGCAGAAGCGTGAGATTCTGGAGGCGCTGGAGCAGATGGCCCAGCCCAACCCGATGGCTGAACAACAGGCTCAGATGGCCGAAGCCAAGGCCCGAGCCGACATTGAGAACACGCAGGCGCAAGCGTTCCAGCGCGCCATGCAGGGGGAGGCCGCAGCAGTTCGCGCGAACCAGCCCCAAATGATGCCCGACATGGGCCAAGTCATCGCCGCTTAAGCGGACGATCCGTCCGGGCCGGTAAGCCCGAGAGGTAGCGTCGGGAGACGCCACATATCGCATGACCGACAACGAAGCACCGGACGCCATGTCCGAGACGGAGTCGGCTGGCATTGGCGACATTCTCGCTGGTGACCAGTCGGCTCCTGCGGAGGCAAAGACCACCGCTCTTGAGCCTGCCAAGCAGGAAACCGCCCCGGAGGTAAAGCCGGAGACGAAACCGGAGGCCGAACAGCCGTTCTGGTATCGTAAGCGCCTCAAGGAGATCGAGACGCGCGCCAAACAGGCCGAGCAACGCGCTCAGGAACTGGAGGCCCGTCAATCGGCTCCCAATCTGCCGGACCCCCGGCAAGACCCTGTCGCTCATTTCGAGACGATGCGGGTTATGGACCGACTGGAGCGTTCGGAAGATCGCTTCGTGGACAAGCACGGCGAACAGGAGTTCGACGCGGTCAAGGAATGGCTCGCAACCCGCCCGGATATCGAGGCGTGGGCCATCCAGCAGCGTCACCCTTGGGGTTCGGCTTTCCAGCAGTACCAGCGCGAGAAGCTCTCCGCTGAGATCGGTGACGATCCGAACGCATGGCGTGAACAGGAACGCGCCCGCCTTCGAGCAGAAATCCTCGCTGAGATGCCTTCGGCTCCGATGGCTCCCCAGCGCCCGAACATCCCTCAGCCTGCATCCGGCCAGCGTTCAACAGCCCCTCGGGGCGGGGACGGTCGGTTCGCAGGCCCTACGCCGCTCGGTGAGATCATCGGCAAGCGGTAACCCAACAACGCCCGCGTCGGATGACGCCGGTTAGCTCATAGAAAGACCAATCACATGGCAGACACGACCCCGGCCACCGGCCTCGTCGTCCAACAGTGGGACGATCAGTTCTTCACCGAGTACCTGCAAGACCTCCCCATCAAGTCGATGATGGGCACCGACGAAAACTCGGTGATCCAGGTCAAGGAAGACCTGACCAAGAAGAAGGGTGATGTGATCACCATCGCTCTGGTGAACCGCCTGAACGGCGCGGCTGTCACCGGCACCTCGACGCTGGAAGGCAACGAGGACGACATGACCTCGCGTTCGTTCGACATCTCGGTCAACAAGCGTCGTCAGGCTGTCCGCATCGCTGAGATGAGCGAGCAGAAGTCGGCCATCTCCCTCCGCACCGCTGGCAAGGCTGTGCTGAAGGACTGGGCGATGGAAGACACCCGCGATCTGGTCATCGCCGCTCTGGGTTCGATCAACGGCGTGGGCTTCACCGCCTCGACCGAAGCCCAGCGGGATGCATGGCTGGTGGACAACGCCGACCGTGTCGTGTTCGGCGCGGCTGCGGCTGGCCTGACCGACGCCTCGGCTGACTTCGCCCTTCTGGACACCACGGCGGACCTGTTCACCTTCGCGGTGCTGGACGCCATGATCTTGAAGGCCAAGACGGCCTCTCCGAAAATCCGTCCGGTTCGCGACCTGTCGAACGGTCGGCGCTACTACGTCGCGCTGGCCCACCCGGCTGCGTTCAAGAACCTGCGGGACTCGCTCGACACTGAGGTTCTGGCCAACACGTCGGTTCAGGCCGAGGGCGCGAAGCTGTTTGAGGGTGGTGACATCTTCTGGAACGGCTGCATCGTCAAGGAGTGCGACAACATCCCGGTTTACACCAACCTCGGTGCATCCGGGACCGCTGAAGTCACTCCGGTCTATCTCCTCGGCGCTCAGGCCATCGGCGTGGCTTATGCCGCTCGCTGGCGTTCGCGCACCGAAGAGTTCGACTACGGCGACAAGCACGGCATCGCCATCGACGGCATCTACGGCGTCCGCAAGCTGCTGTTCGGCTCGGGTTCGGGTGACACCGACGATCTGAAGGACCACGGGGTCGTCACTGGCTACGTGGCCACCACGGCGACTGGCAACACGGTCGGCATCGCCGCTTCGTAAGCGACTTGAGGGGCGGGTCTTCGGGCCTGCCCCTTTTCGTGTGTTCTGATCGGAGGCGTCGATGACCCGAGCCGAAGCTATCCGGCAGGTGCTTGAAAACCTGCGTGTCGTCGACGCTGTCTCCGAGCCCGCGCCCGAGGACTTCTCGCGTGTTGGCCGTCGCCTCGATCAAGAGCGCGCCCGGCTGGTCACGAAGGGTCTGGCCTGGTGGGACGCTGACAGCATCCCCGACGACGTGTCCGGGGCGTTCTGTGATCTGGTCTCGACCCGTTCGCAGGGCATTTTCAACAAGCAGTACGACTCGACCGGCGCGGAAAGCATGATCGCTGCCGCCAAGTCGTCTGAGCGCCGCGAGCCGGTGCGAAGCGCCTATTACTGATGCGCGCCCCTCTCCAGATCGGTCGGCAAAGCGGCGAGGCGGCTTCGGCTCCCGTCAGTGTCGAGCGGCTGGTCAACGGCTATCTGGAACAGACCCCGCAGGGCCGTGAACCGGCTCCGGTGTACGGAACGCCCGGCTTTACCGCCTTTGCCACCACAGGGGCGCTCAGGGCGCTTCTGGCGGTCGCTGACAGGCTGTTCGCGGTCAACGCCACCAATCTGGTCGAGATCGCCTCTAACGGCACGGTGACCACGCTAGGGGCCATCACCATCCCTGCGGGAACGGTGGACATCGCCTCGGACGGCACAAACGTCGTCATCACCTGCGCGAATGAGATTTACGTCTGGAACGGCACGACGCTCGCAGCGGTGACCGACCCCGACGCGCCTAACGCTTCGTCGGTCGAGTACATCAACGGCTTCTACGTCTTCACCGAGACGGATGAGCAGCAGTTCTTCATCTCGCCGCAGAACAACCCCGGCGGGGACTATGACGCGCTCGATTTCGACAGCGCCGACACCACGCCTGACGATCTGATCAGAACCAAGCGCGTGGGCCGCGATTTGCTGCTGTTCGGCAAGCGGTCGGTCGAGTTCTGGTTCTACTCGGGGGACTCGACGTTCCCGATCAACCGATACCAGGACACCCCGCTGGAGGTCGGCCTGATCGGCGTTAATGCCGTGTCGGCCAACAACGAGACCGCCTTCTGGGTGGCCTCCGACAAGACGGTTCGCCGCTTGGATGGCAGGACCGGAACGCGGATCAGCACCTTCGCGGTGGAAAAGAAGATCGCGGGCTGGGCTGATGCCTCACTGACGGTTGTGACCTCTCATGTGTGGGAGGGTCACCTGTTCGTGGTCTTCCGCAATCCGTCCGGCTGTGTGGTCTGGGACCAAGCAACGCAGACGTGGCACGACCGCAAGTCCTACGGTTCGGACACATGGTCGATCAGCCATTACGCCTACCAGTTCGGAAAGCATCTGGTCGGCGGCGCTCAACTCTACCAGCTCGGCGGATATGACGAAGCCGGGGCCGTGCTGCCGTTTGAGATGGTCACGCCTTGGGTGGATAATCAGGGCGAGCGGTTCAGCATCAACAGTGTGGAGGTCCGGCTTGAGGCTGGCGTCGGCTCGCAGACGCTGAACCCCAAGATCAGCCTGTCGCGCACGGAAGACGGCGAGGAGTTCACCACGCCGCTGGTTCGTCCCTACGGCAAGCAGGGCGACAGGTTCCGCCGGGTGACATGGTCCTCGCAGGGCATGAGCCGGGGGTGCGCGTTCAAGCTGTCGATCACGGACGCGGCCAAGCGGGCTATTCTCTCGGCCTATGCGGACATTGACTGATGGGAACGACACCGCTCCCGCCCCGCTTCAGTTCGCAACAGCCGATGGTCGAGCAGGGCCGTGGCGGTCTCATCCCGACGCGGCAATACAGCCACTATTTCACGACGACGCAGTTCTGGACGGTGCAGACCTCGGTTCTCAATGCCGGGGTTCAGGCGCAGATAAACGACATTCACTACAAGATCGAGGACTCCAGTTCCCTCGCTCTACAGGTGAAGGCCGAGGTCGCGGCGCTCAAGGGTGATCCCCGTCTTGAGGAAGGGGCCAAGGCTCTGGAACTGGCGCTGGTCGCCTTGATGCAAGGCCAGTCCAAGCAGGACGCACGGTTCAGGCAGGAGATCGGGGAGATTTACGGTCTGTTGGTGTCGTTGAGCCAGCAGGTTGCCGAGACGCAGCAGCGCCAGCAGGCAGCGGCCCATGAGGCGGCGCAGACGGCACAGCGCGGCGAGTTGCAGGTGTTCATCACCCAGGCTGCGGCTATCGCCTCGGTCAAGAGCCAGTCCGACCAAGTCGAGCGGCGGGTTGGTGGGGTTGAGGAGGACGTCGCGAACCTGACCACGACCAACGTGGCTGAGGGGACCAACCTCTATTACACCAACGCTCGCGCGGATGGCCGGATTGCAGCGGCGGTTGGCGTCTCTGTTCAGGCGTATGACGCAGACCTGACGACGTGGGCCGGGATTACGCCGGGAACGGGTGTCGCGACCGCGCTGGGCATCAACGTCGGCTCCTCCGGGGCCTTCGTCACCTTCAACGGGGCTGGAGGAACCCCCTCCTCCCTGACCCTGACCAACGCCACGAACCTGCCGATCAGCACCGGCGTTTCCGGCTTGGGAGCGGGCGTCGCAGCCTTCCTCGCCACGCCCTCATCGGCCAACCTTCTCGCTGCCCTCACGGACGAAACCGGAACCGGCAAGCTGGTATTCGCGGACGCTCCGACCCTCGGAGGACAACTGACGGTCAAGGGGCTTGGCGCTAGCACCGGCATCGCTTTCGAGATTCAGGATAGTGCCGGAAACCCCACCTTCAGGATCACCGACAACGGTCGCGTTCTGGCCGGGACGCTATCGTCCACGTTCCCCTACTATTTCGTCAGTTCCGGCTCGCAGACGATTGTGGGTGAGCGCAGCAGCAGTTCAACCAGCCTGACCTCCAGCGTCGTCTCGGGCGGTGCTTTCCGCAACCCGGACACGACGAACGGCAACTATTCCTCTCTCCAGTTCCTCGGCGTCACGACCACGGGCGCGGGCATCACCTTTGGCCATATCGCCTGTGTGATGACCGATCATACAAACGGCTCCATCGACAGCGATTTCGCCTTCCTCGCGCGCAGCAACAACGCCTTTACAGAGCCGTTGCGCGTCACCGGAACCGGAAACGTGGGCGTCAACACTAACTCTCAGTTCGGCTCCGGCGTGAAGGTCATCGGGATTGCCGACGCGGGCACCGTCCCCTCCACCAACCCAACAGGCGGCGGCGTCCTCTATTCCGAATCCGGCGCGCTCAAGTGGCGCGGTTCCGCTGGCACCGTCACGACCATAGCGGTCGCCTAACCCTCCAATAGCGAGCCAATCCATGAGCTTTCGACTGTACGGCAAAGAGTTCACCCTCGGCAGTTCCGTGGCAGAGCTGTCGCTCGGTCTGGGGGCCAACGAAGGCCTCCTGATCTCCTCGGCCACCATCGTCAACACGGACGCGGTGACGCGGCTGGCGACGGTTCACCTCGCGTCTGACGGCGCTGCGGCGGCGACCGGCAATAAGATTGAGAACGACCGGACGCTTCCGGTTGACCAGTCCACCAACACCGCGCTGTCGGGCAAGACGGTCAAGCCGGGCGGCAAGGTCTATGCCGGTTCGGATGCGGCGGCGGTGTGCATCCTGTCGCTCACCGGCACGATTGTTCCGCAGTCCGCGTGATAAACCGCGACGTAGCTTTCTGGGACCGCATCGCCAGTCACCCGCAAGTCGCGCCGCATATCTTCATGGGCCGCGAGCCTGAAACCCTCGCCCCGCTCATTCTCAATCCGAAGGCCCATCCCTACGCCAGCGAAAACGGCGGGGTCATCTTCCTGCCGGTCGATCACCTCGGCTTTGTGGTCGAGATGCACACCCTGTTTACCCCGGAAGGTTGGGGCCGCGAGGTCGCCAAGTTCGGCAAGCGGGTCATGCCCGACATTCTGCAATCCGCCAGCCTGATCCTGACGCACGAACAGGACGGACACTGGCAGTCCCGCCCCCCACGGTCGCACGGTTGGAAAGCCTGCGGCGAGTTCAAAGACGTTGGAATGCCCTGCCGGTTGCGGCTTTGGGCGCTCTCTCGCGAGGCCTGGTTCGCCTCCCCTGTAGGACGAAAATAAATGCCCATTGCTGTCCCTCTCGCCATCGCTGGCGCGTCCGTTGCGGGCGCGGCTATCTCGTCCAACGCCTCGCGCGATGCTGCCCGGACGCAGCAGCAGGGGACGGACGCGGCGGTCAACGAACAACGCCGCCAGTTCGATGAGATGGTTCGCCTGTCTCAGCCGGGTCTGGACCGGGCCAACAGCGCGGCGGGAACCTATATGCAGGCCCTCGGGCTGGGTGGTCCGCAAGGGCCGCAGACGCAGCCCCGTCAACAGGGATACCAAGGCCAGCCGGGCGGCATCAGCGGCGGTGGCTATCAAGGCTCGGGCGGCGGCATGGGGCAAGGTGGCTCGGATATGGCCGTGCAAGCCTCACCCCGCCTGATGACTGGCGGCGAGGACTTCTCGGGTCCGCAGGTTTACACGGGCGGCGCAGTCCCCGGTGATCCGCAGGTGCTTCCGGGCCAGCCCGGTCAACCGGCGCAGGGTGGCGGCTCGCTCGACATCTACAATCAAGTCCGCAACACGCCGGGCTATCAGGCCCAACTCGATCAGGGCATCAAGTCCATCGACCGCGCCGCTCCGCTGGTCGGCGGGATGTACTCGGGTCGCCGCATGAAGGCGCTGGAGAGCCACGGACAACAGACCTTCGGCTCCTACTACAATGACTGGATGAACCGCGTTGGCGGCATCGCCGGACAGGCTCCGCAGATTGCCCAGAGCGTCGGACAAGCCGGGATGCAGAACGCGAACAACGTCGGCTCCCTGCTGATGACGGGAGCCAACAACCGCGCTCAGGGCCAGCTTAACAGCGCCTCGGCATGGACCGGCGCGCTCGGCAATGTGGCCGGTATGGCGGGAGGCTACTACGGATGAGCATGCCGTTTGACTCCTTCCAGCAGGGCATGATGACCGGGCAGCAGCTCGGTTCCGGCTTGCGTCAACGTCGCAACGCTCGCGAGCTTGGCGGGCTGATGGCCTCGGGTGACGTGGCTGGCGCTCGGGCGATGGCCTATGGTCAAGGCGACCTGCAAACCGGGCAGGCCCTTGATGGTCAGGTCCGCGATCAGGCCCAAGCCGAACGCGGGCAACAACTGACCGGCGCGCTTCGGTCGGGTGACTTCGACGCGGCCTCGGGCTTCGCTCAGACCCCTCAAGAGTTGGCGGCAATCGAGACGTTCCGCAACAACGCCTCGGAAACCGAACGCGCGCAGGCCGCGCAACGGTTCGGCACGGTGGCGATGGCCATTGAGTCCGTGCAGGGCCTTCCGCCTGAACAACAAGGCGCTGCGGCTCAGGAAGCGGCCCGCAGCCTCGGTCTGGACCCCTCGCAACTCCCGCCTGACACATGGACCCCGCAGGGCCTTGAGCGCGCCCGTATGCAGGCCCTCGGCTATGCGGAGTACCTGGAGTTCAAGCAGGACCAGCGCGACGCGCAAAGCCCGCGCTATGTCCCGGCCCTCGGTGGCTTCCTGATGCCTCCCGGCGCACCCGGCGCTCCCGGTACGGGCCAGCCTCAAACGCTGGACGCCCTGCCCCAAGGCGCGAGGATTCGTCCCCGCCCTAATCAGCCCTCGCCCGCTCTGGCGGCAGGCGGGGGCGAACGGGGCCAGCCGGTCGGCGTATCATTCAGGACTTCTCAGGAAGCCCAAGCGGCAATCACAAGCCTTGTCCCCGGCGTTCGGGTGACCTCCGGCGCTCGCAGTCCGGCGGATAACCGCAGGGTTGGCGGCGCGCCCGGTTCCTTCCACCTTCAAGACCGCGCTCGCGACCTTGTCCCCCCTCCGGGGATGAGCATGGCCCAACTTGAGGCCAAGATGCGTCAAGCCGGTTTCCGCGCTCTCAATGAGGGCGATCACATTCACGTTTCATGGTGACCTGATGGACCCGCAAGAAGGCGACATTGCCGACCTGCCCGATGGCCGTACCGCTGTCTATCAAGGCGGGCGCTGGGTGGTGCAAGGCGGGCAACCGCAGGCGCAATCCGGCCCGGCTGGCATCCCTGGCTTCGTGCCGTTCCAGTCTCCGTCAGACCGCCGCGCTGACCAGCGCCTCGACATGAGCGCGCAATCGGAAGCACGGCAAGCGGCTGCGGCGGAACGGTCGGTTGAGAACGACGCTCGCAATCAGGGTCGGCAGAACGTCCAGAGTGAGACGGACCTCCGCAAGGAGTTCCTGTCACAGCCTGACGCCAAGGACTTCCCGCTTATCGCCTCGGCCTATGGGAACGTGGTGGCGACGGCCCGGAACGACAGCGCGGCGGGCGACCTGTCTCTGATCTTCGCGTTCATGAAGATTCTGGACCCGAACTCGGTCGTTCGTGAGCAGGAGTTCGCCAACGCCCAGAACGCGGCCTCGGTCCCGGACCAGATCAGGAACGCCTACAACCGCGTCCTGTCCGGCGAGCGCCTCAATCCGAACCAGCGCGCCGACTTCGTCCGTCAGGCCCAGTCGGTCTATGGCAACCGCCTTGAGCGATACAACGGACTGGCTGAACGCTATCGCGGCCTTGCGGAGAGCTATGGCTTCATGCCTGACCGGGTCGCGCTTGTCGAAGCGATGCCCGAACAGCCCGCACCCACCACGGCCCGCGCCGCTGAAGGTGACGGCGTCGCCAAGCCTGTTACGGGCCGGGTGCAGCAGTACGAGGGCGCGGCGTATGTTCCGACCTTCTCCGGCCCCGGAAGCTCGCCTGACGAGCCGTTCGTCCTGCAACGGGTAGAGCCTAACTCTGAAGCCGACTACGACCAGCGCCGCGCTCTGTACGCCCTCCCCCGAGGCGCGTTCATCTCCAACGAGGGCCAGATTTTCCGCATGACGGCGGAAGCCTACCCTTCAGAGGGTGGCGCGGTTGACCCGAACCTTGGCGGCGTCAACCTGCGTGAGACGAACATGGGCGACAACGCCCGCGCGTTCGGCATGGCCGCGATGGAGCAAATCCCGTTCGGGGATGAGGCCGTGCAGGCTGCTGCCGGTGCGATCAGCGGACGCGGCTTCTCCGACACGCGGGATTCCTGGCAGGCCGCTGCCAGCATCGACAATCAGGCGAGCCGGGGATACCGCGTCGCCGGGGGCCTGTCTGGCGCTGGCCTGACGATGGTTGCGCCGGGCGGCGGGGTGGCGGGCAAGTTCCTCGCCAACGCTCCCAAGGGTGCGGCGGTTGTGCGGGGAATGATGGTCGGCGGTGGCTCTGGCGCTCTCTACGGCGCTGGCGCTGCGGATGGTGGGGTGCAAGATCGCCTTGCCGGTGCGCGTGACGGCGGACTTGTCGGTGCAATGACGGGCGGCGCTCTGGCGGGCGGTGGTCGCCGGATCGGCGAGATGGCCAACACGACGCCCCCGCAAGCCGGAACCCGCGCGGCCCAAGTCCAAATCCTTCGGGACAACGGCGTTTCCCTGACGCCGGGTCAACAGTTGGGCGGCGTCGTGAAGACAGCCGAAGACCTCGCCATGCGCGCACCCATTCTCGGCACCGCGATCAAGGGCGCTCGCGCTCGCGGCGTCGAGTCGATGAACCGGGCGCGCGGCAACAGCGCACTGGACCACATTGGCGAGGGCGTTCCGGCCAACATCCCGGCAGGTGGCCCGATGGTCGATCACGTTCAAGGACGCCTTGGCGCTGAGTTCGACCGGGCCTATGCGATGGTCCCGGAGATCAATGTTCAGGAGCCGGCCCTGTTGGACGGCCTGTCGCGCATTGGTCGCGCAAAGCACGACCTCCCGGCTCCGTTGCGAGACCAGTTCGACTCTATCGTGTCGGCCCGCCTAGAGCGGCTTCAGGGCGCTGTGGCATCGGGCGAAACGGTCGGGGGTATCCGGTCGGAATTGAACACGCTCGCAGGCGGTTATCTGAAGGCGACAGACCCCGGCCAGCAGGCGCTTGGCCGCATGATCGCAGAGCTTGGCGACGAGCTGGACGGCGCTATTACCCGCGCCAACCCTGCTGCCGGGGCCATCCTCCAAAACGCTCGCACGGGCTATGGTGAATACATCCAGATTGAGCGAGCTTCGACAGCGGCAAACGGTCGTCCTTTCTCGCCCGGCCAACTGGAAAACGCCGTGAAGGCGTCGGACAACAGTGTGCGTCACGGCGCGATGGGGCGGGGTAACGCGCGCGGCCAAGAGTTTGCGAACGCGGCCCGGACGGTTATGCCTGACCAGTTCGGCAATCCAGGGTCAGCGGACGCCATCGCGGGCGGCGCTCTTGCCGTGAATGCGCTTCATGCGCCCATCACCACGACAGCCATCGCTGGCGGTCTGACCGCTGCGGCGACGCCCTACTTCATGATGGCCCGGAACGTGGTTGATCGCCTCCCCGCCAACGCCTCACGCCGTCAGATCGAGGCCGCTGCTGCGGAGATCGAACAACTGGCGACCAAGGACTCCAACGTCATCATCCTGCGGGATGAGATCGCCCGTCGTCTGGGTGCTGCGTCCGGTATTGCCGGGGGCAATGCGCCCCAAGCGACCGAGCGGCTTATGACCGGAACGCGGTCAGCATCAGCCAGCCCACGATAAAGACCACGATGGCGTAGGGGATGAACAACCCCCACGCCTTGATGTGCTGTCGGCGGGTCCACTTGGACGTATCCACGCCCCACAACGGATGTTTCTGCATCCGGCCTGAATAACACACTTTGCAGCGTCGGACGACGCCGCTTTCCCATGACGGAGAGACCTGATGGCGGCTGGCCGTATCATCATCCCCAACTGCATGCCCGCGCTCGACATCAACGGGAATCCGGTGGCTGGGGCCAAGCTGACGTTCTACGTCAACGAGACGACCACGCTTCTGGCGGTCTATACGTCCTCGGCCCTGAACGTCGCGCATCCGAACCCGGTCTCGGCGGACGCTGCGGGTGCCTTCCCGTCGATCTTCGCGGATACGTCGGTCGCCTATTCGGTGGCGGTCACGGACGCGGACGGCCTTCCGATCACCAACCTCCGCAACCGGGACAACGTCAAGGCGGCGCTGTTCTATGGCGATGACGTGGTGACCGCAGCCGCCGCCTCCGCAGCGTCCGCCGCTGCCGATGCCGCTTCTGCTGACGCCGACGCCACGGCTACCGCAGCCGACCGGGTGCAAACCGGCCTTGACCGCATCGCTACCGCCGCCGATGTCGTCAGCGCAGAAGCTGACCGTGTCGCCACCGCTGCCGACAGGGTCCAGACTGGCCTCGACGCAGCCGCCGCCGGGGTGTCAGCCGCTTCCGCTGAGGGAGCCGTCACCACGGCGGTTGCATCCATCACGGGGGCGCTGACTGCAACGGTCGTCAGTCGCGAGATGGGCGTTCCGGTGCTGACTGCTGGCGCTGCGGACTTCCCCGACAACTATTCGTGGCTGCTCTATCAGGCGACCGAGCCTCACGCGATCACCGAAATCCAGATGCGCATTGCCACGGTCGGCACCGGCGCGGTCAACCTCGCGATCTTCACCGGCGACCCGGAAAGCGGGAGCATGACGTTCGTGCGGTCTGTCGCGCTTTCGACGGTTGCGGCGACTGGCGACAAGACCTGGGCGAACCCCGACCCCGGACAGACGGTGCTTGTCGGACAGTGGGTTGGCTTCAACTTCCCCTCGGGCGGTGTTGCGCCCCGTCGCCGGAATACGGGTGTCGGTCGCGCCTATTACAAGACCGCCCCCCTGACCACGGGTTCCGCTGCCTTCACGGTGGCGACCGGCATCGGCCTTGAGGCCCGCGTCGAATACACCGCAACGGAAACGTCTGTGGTTCTTCCGGGGCTGTCGTCGGAAGTGCGCGGCATCCTTTCCAGCGTAGAGGCGGCTGGCGTCGTTGAACCTGTCTGGACGGGCTACGGCGGGCAGATGACGACGGTTGTCGGCACGTTCGGCGCTGGGTCGATGCTCTATGTCGGAACGGCGATCTATGCCGGGCTGATCGAGGGATTGCAGTTCCGCGTCCCCACTCTCGGCAACGGCATCACCCGCCTGGTTGTCGCGCGCGGCACCCTGTCCGGTCGCCCGGTCATCCTTCGGAACGTCACCCTGCCTACCATCCTGTCGTCTGGCGCGGTGTCGATGGTCCGGGCCGATATTGGCGACATCATGCTGGAGGAAGGCGACCACGTCTTCCTGATGTCGGACGATGCTGGCCCGGTGCTGGGGGTGGGTTCGGTCGCTACGGCTGTGACGTTCTACTTCAGCGCAGCGGCGGCGGGTAATCCCTACGCCGGTATGCCGCTGGCGCTTTCGACGACAACCGGACTGGTCGCGCAGGCGCGCTTTTCCCAGAGCGTCCGCAACCTTCAAAACCCGCCCGCAGTCACGCCGACGATGTGGGACATCTTCCTTGTCGCTGGCCAGTCGAACGCGGTCGGCGCGTCGGAAGGCGGCGGCCCGGTCATCCAGCCCGGCATCGCCAAGCAGTACTACAGCAGCGCGCTGACTGAAATCCTTGGCGACCCGGTCGGCGGGGCTACCTACGGAAGCCTCTGCCCCGCGTTCGTCAACGAGTATTACCGCCGGACGGGTCGGGGCGTCATCCTTGTCCCCGCTGCGCTCAACGGCTCGCCGCTGCTTCAGGCCACCCTCGGCGGGACCGACAACTGGTCCTCGACCGGCACCCTTCGCGGGACGGCAATCACGCTCCTTGACGCGGCCAAGACTGCGGCGACTTCGGCCAATCTGCCGTGGCAGTTCGGCGGTGTGATCTGGGTTCAGGGCGAGCGCGATGCCGACGCTATCGACGCCAGCACGGCGGGCGTCAGTGGCGCGAACTACATCACCGAGTTCGGCCTGCTCAACACCTACCTCAACACGAACACCGGAAACGTCGGTAACCGGATGCCTATCCTGATGGTTCGCACGGGCCACAAGGACACCGGCGACACGGCGGGCTATGTTGCCATCCGGGCTGCTCAGGACACCCTCGCGCGGACGCATCCCAACGTCTTCATGGCCCACACCGGGGCGTATCGCTTCACGGCGCGCGGGCTGATGAAAGACCTCTACCACTACGAGCAGCCCGCCTACGACGAGATTGGCGTGTCTGTCGCGATGGTCGCGGCTGCTCGCTGCGTGGGGTGTGCCTAACACCGCAGCCGGGGAAGGTGTCTCACCACCCTCCCCGACCCCGAACAGTGACCGTCCGGGCCGCGCGGCTCGACACCCTGACACCCCAAACCATTAAGAGCGAGTGACCCGCTAATGACTCTCCACGCCGACGCCCGCAAACTGAACTGGTCAATGATCGGGGTGATTATCGCCCTAGTCGTTCAGGCTGCGGCGCTGATCTTCTGGGGCGGCGGGCTTAATCAGCGCGTGTCGAGCCTGGAACGTATCGTTGCCCCCTTGGCCGATGGAACCCTCGCCCGACTGGATGAGCGGACAAAGGCCATGAAGGAACAGCTCGACCGGATTGAGCGGGACAAGGCCCAATGACCGACCCGCAGGACCCGCTCCCCGAACCGTCGTTCACATGGCGTCGCTGGATGGCCTTCGCTGTGGTTGCGGCCTCGCTCGCCCTTGTCTGGCGGCTGACCTACATCATCCCCACGAATGACGCCCTAGGGGCCATACACGCCATTCTCGCCTTCGCGGCCCTCATGCTCCTGCTGTGGGCCGGAGGGGCGTCAGCGGCGGATATTTCGGGCATTCTGGCGAACCTGAAGCTCAGGCTTCGTGGACCCCGACCTGCAGAGCCTCCGACCGTTCAGACGGCGGGGGACTAGGCCGCGCGCCGGTCTTCCGTGAAAACCGGAAGGTTGCGCCAGTAAGCCTCCTTAATCTGGCGAGCCACCTCTACGCCGATTGGCTTGAGGGCCTCATCGTTCCCGTCGAAATCGCAACTGTGGCTGTGAACCCAGACGCCAGCCTCGCCGCCCTTGCCGCACCCAACCTCGACGCAGACGCCAAGCACCTCGAAGCCGCCGCAAGCGCAGCCGTCGCTGAAGTTCAAACCCTGATACCCGACCTTCTCAAGTAGGTCCAAGACGGGCTGAACGCGGTGCTTTTCGAGCCAGTTTTCCATCCCCAAAACCTAGCAGATTCAGCGGAGAAAACCAATGGCCTATGCCTTCGGTCCAGCCTCGCGCGGGCGCCTTGAGCGGGTGCATCCCGATCTTCAAAAGGTCGCGCATCTGGCCCTGTCCTACAGTCCCCACGACTTCACCATCACCGAGGGCATCCGCACCCTTGCCCGGCAAAAGCAGCTCAAGGCCGCTGGCGCATCGCAGACCCTGAACAGCCGCCACATCACCGGCCACGCGCTCGACT